GGATTGTTCATCAGCCCACCCATGCCCGGAATAAGCCCCATTATCTTAGAAAACCCACTTGACATGAGGCTGCTGAAATTACCAGTCAACAAATCCTTGACCATCCCCAACATGCCCAAAGGATCAAGAAGATTTCCAAGCATGCTTCCCAATCCAGCAATGTCCTGTGCACCTTGAACTAACCCACCCACAATAGGAATGCTCTTGGCAGCATTAGCTGCTGTACCGTTCCAACCCCAAAAACCCGTATCACCAATCGGCATTGAACCTGGCAACCCAACATGCCACGGCTCGTCTCCTGCCACCTGCAGGCCGTACCGGCTGGCGTTGGCGGCAATCCAGCCGTACTGAGACTCCGGTCCGATGTCAGCAGCAATGCCCTGGGAGTGAGTGGACTGCCCTGGAGGAGCAAGGGCACCGACACCAGCTGCGAAGAGGCGACTCTGGGTGGCCCCATCCCGATACCCAGAAGTCACCGAGATGTTCGGGTTGTCGGCCAGCATGGCTCCAAGGCGGCTTGCCATGGTGGGAGTGAGACCGAAAGTGCCCAACCCACCGAGTGGCCCATACCCCCCATCACCGATATGGCGATACCCAGGGTCCCCCGTCATCGCCGGACCAACCGTCCCCCCGGCGATCGGGACCATGCTGATGGCCTTCCCTACCATCGTCGGCCCACTCATCAACAGCTGGTACAACATGCTGGCGATGGCGGTCGGCATGTTGGCGATGGCCTGCCCGAAGACCGTGTCGGACATGCTCTTCATCAGGGTGTCGAGGGTGTTCTGCAGCATCTGCTGGAACTGCACGTCGGCACCCTCACGGGTGACGTACTGCTGATACATCGGGGCATTGCCGTTCATCCCGATGCCAGCGAAGGCGATGTCACGCTGGGCAATCGCTGTCTCACCAGTGATCCGGGTCCCCAGCAGGCTGGTCCCCTTCTGGGCCATGACCTGATCCCACGTGGCCCCGGCCCCACCGGTCATCCCGGCCTGGGTGATGGCGAACTGCCAGAAGGCATCCCGCAGGGTCTGGGGCACCTCATTCAGGGTGAACCATGCATCGATGTTGGAACCGGGGAACTGCTGGGCCTGCAACTCCTGCTGGGTGAAGGGCTTCCCTCGGGCCTGACCAGGCCGCTGGTCCTCGAAGAACTTCAGGAGCCCACGGGCCCAGTCCTCCATCGACTTCTGCCCACCACCAGCCTGCTGAAAGCTGAAGGCACCACCGCCGAACATCACCGACCGCTGGACAGCCTGGGCATTGCCCATGTAGCCACCCAGGGTCTGGACGATGTTGGGAGCAGCGATCCCTGGATTCAGCTGCTGGAACTGCCGGGCTGCGGTCCAGAACCCACCGTTGAGGTTGTTATTGTTGCCCGCCACCCCGAAGCCCATCTGGGACCCCATCCCAATGGCAGCCATGATGTCGTCAAAGCTGCCCTGGATCGGCGTCCGGGTCCCCAGCATGTTGAGCAGTTGAGCTTCGGTGACACCACCACGGGTTGCTGCTGGGGTGAGGTACTGAGATGCCCGCATCGTGGCGGACCGATTCTCTTCCACCCGGTTGTAGAGCAGCTGGACCGGCTTCAACAGCAGGTTACCGATGCCCTGGACGATGCCAGCTGGACCGGAACCGGTACCACCCAATGCCGAGGAGAAGATGTTGGACACGATGTCGCCGAGCCCACCAGTGGGATCGTTTCCGGTGTTCCCAGTACCCACGTTCGACCCGGCAAAGGAGTCGCTCCCACCACCCTGGAAGAAGGAAGACGTTCCTCCTCCAACTCCGGTGAACCCACCACCACCACTACCGACCGCACTCATCTCTGATGTGAGGTTCTTCACATCAGAGAGGGCTGTCTTGGCTCCCTCAGAGATCGACCCGAAGAAGGTCTTCACACCGGGGGCGGACGTGTTCAGCTGCTGGATCTTCTTGTTCAGCGACTCCAGTTCGGCGTTGAGGGAATGGAGATCCTTAGTGGTCTGGGTGAGCCCCGGGACCTTGAACTCGAACTTGGTGCCGAAGACCTGCTGACTCGTACCGTGCTGGCCCCAACTGACACTGCTCGATGCAGTGTTCCTCCCGAAGCCCTGCCCGACTCCACCAGGGAGACCGCCTTCTGGATTGTTGCCCTGGTCTGACACTCGATCCTCAAGTCATCATCGGCGGTGGACGGCTGGCGTAGTATCTGTCCAATTCGATCCAGTAGGTGCGCTCCCGGAGCGACATCTGCTTGATCTCCGTGAGGGTGAATCCCGGGTAACTCCTGGCAATCTCCCCATACTCGATGTACGTCTCCGGTGTCCTATGGACGAAACAAGTCAGCGAACCCGATCGAGAACGTGTTGGGAGTGAGGCACTTGGGGCACTCCAACTCGATATCCATATCGATCTTCGGCTGATACTGGTTGATCACCTCCAATAGCCCTTCACGGTCCTGCAGACCCAGGCTCCTGACCAACGATCGAGGATCCGGCACGGCGTGCCCATTCAGCTGCACGATGGTCCGTTCCAAGATGATCGACTTCTGCTCGGGCACCGTGGGTGCCTTCATCAACTCCCGCTCATCCTCCCCGGTGAGAAGTCGGATCTCGATCTGTTGACCCTTCTTGGTGGTGTACGAGAAGGTCGGCTGGTCACAGTTCTCGGGGATCTCGGGCTTGAAATCCTCCACCATGTCGACCACGAACACGATCCGCTCGTTGCATCGCTGGCACGAACCGCTGAGTTCCTTCTCTTGGCCGAAGGTGGCGGTGTTGATGGCCATGTAGATCATGGACCGCTCTCCAGTAAGGAGGGTGTCGAGATAGGCCATCGCCTCAGTGGGAGTGAGATCCTCGAATCGGACCGGGCCGATGCGAGCAACCCCCACTCGAAGCAACGTGTCAAACCAATCCGTGACCGACTTGGTGCCGTAGCGACCGAGGATCTCCTCGTCGGCACCAGTCAGTTCACGAACCTCGACTTCCTTCTGGCGAATGCCGTTGTGGTAGAGCCCCTTCGGCAATTCGATGGTGGTCACCACCGGTTCCATCATCAGCGGCCTCTCACCAGCCAACCGCTGCAGTTCTTCACGACGATCAAATGGCTCAGTTGGTGCGTCGGTGTCGACCTTGTCTGCGAACACCGCATCAAGATCAGCTTCCGTTACCTCCATATATTGCTCCTATGGATTATCAGTTATTCGGTGAATGATTCAGGGAAAGGGCATCCTGATTACCCCAGAACACATCGAATCCTTCATGGTGGACCGTCATGTTATGGATCAGGACCTGATTGTCCATGGCATTCAGGTCACCGAAGGCCACCGAAGCAACCCATGCGTTGTAGACCTGATAGCAGAGGACGGTGCCGTCCGGCTTTCCCTGCACACCGGATGCAGCACCACGGGTCACGGGATGGTCCATGACCCGGACCAGCATGTCGAAGCGGAACTCCTCACCCATGCCGATAGCACCGTTGCCCCACTGGACAGCGAACATCTGCTTGGCGAGGTTCCACATGCCGGGCTTGGTGTAAAACACGCCCGCCTGCAAGGTCAGCGGACTGAAGTCCGTCATCCCTGGCAGCTTGTGCGGGTTGGTGTTCCAACCACCCTCCCGGTAAGGCACCATCTCGGTCGACATGGACAAGCCACCGACCGAGACGAAGCCCATCTTGGCGATGGCGGCGGTGACCGCAGGGTCCTGATGGACCACATCGCACTGGAACTTGAAGTTACGGACAGGATCGGAGACCAACCGGGTCCGGTCCTGAAGGAGTTGAACTGCCATCTAGATGCCTCCTAGCTGGGCTGGACTTCGGTGGTGAATGTGGTGCCGTCGTACTGAGACACCGTGATGACGACGAACTCGGCCGGGTACTCAAGGGCGACACCAACTTCGAGTCGCACCTCCCCGGACGAGACAACATTGGGGGTGTTGACCGTGGCGTCACAGAGGACGTAATAGGCCTCGGCCGTGGAGTTACCGGAGAGACCACCGGCATCCCAGAGCGGTCGAAGGATCCGATCAGCCGTCATGGACAACTTGGCCCACAGCCGCTGGTCGTTGTTCTGGAAGACGGCGAACTGAGTCGCCGCTGTGAGCGCCTCCTCGATGTAGATGAGGGTGCGCCGGGGGGCGATGTACTGATCGACGCCATACCGCTTCTGGGTGCGGGCACCCATGATGCAGATACCCGAGCCCGGCACCGACCGGATCACGTTGACGTTCTCGGCATTCAACTGGCCCTGCTGGGTGCCGGTGAACTTGGTATCAACACCGAGGGAGTTGACGATGCCGCCCGTGTTGACACCCGCTGGGGTCTGGAAGACACCCACCGAGGTATCGGTCCTGGCGAACACACCCAGGATCGCTCCACCCGGAGGAGTGGCGATCGTCCCGCCCGGCACAGCCGGATCCGGGATGATGATCCATGGGGTGTAGCAGGCCACGAAGGAGTCGACACTGGATGCATGGGAGAGCGTCGATGCGATCTCCTGATTCATGTAATCCTGCGAGGACTTGTTTGATGGTCTCGGCGGACAGGCGTCGTTGACCACGAAGATGTTCGTGCGGCCCGAGTCACCCACGATGACCGAGGACGTGACCGTGGTGGGATACACGAAGGAACTCGGATCGGTTGGGTTCGTGGTGTGACCCACGATGTTGACCAAGAGCGAGCCATCGACGGTGGTCACCGTGTCCGATGCGGTCTTCACCAAATCCTGGGATGACGGCAGGTCCGGGTCGGTACCACCCGCCAGCTGCCGTGGAGTGTTGGGGGCATCGAAGAACGGCAACGACGAGTCATCGAAGTTGGTGATCTGGACGTACCTCGACCCCACCTGAGGGTCGTTGACGGCCAGGTCCAGCCGCTTGGTGCCCGGGATAGTGCCCAACATCGTGATGTTGGGGAATCGCTCCACTTCTGTGCCGTTGAGGAACACCCGCACCGTGAAGATGACCTGCCCTGATGGATCAGTGGCAGTCCTGGCGATGTTGACCCCAACGTCATCACCCCATGTGCCAGAACCGACCGCCTCCACCGTGAAGGACAGCGGAGCGGAAGGATCCGAACTGGTCGAGTAATCGACACTGGCGGGCAGGCCCTGCTCCGAGGTGGAGGCAGAGCGCACGATCCAGGCGTTCTTGCCACCATTGAGGAAGAACGAGTTCACCGCATATGGGAGATACGGCAAAGCCGTTACGGTGTTACCGGTAGGCCCTTGCAGGTCTGGTGCCCACCCAGCCCAATCGGTTCCCCCGAACTCGCCTCCAGCCCCCGGCATGTCCTCCAGCGGGATGTAAGTCTGCGGACCAGTCGTCCCGGCCAAGTCGAACAACGGGGCCCAGACCTTCCCGGCTGGCTGAGCCGCAGACACCCCGTTCTGCAGGGTGTTGTTGACCTTGTACCACGTATTCCCACTGGAGAAGGGGGTGTAGGGAGACCCACCACCGCCCTGGAAGACACCGGAACTGTTGAAGAAGTAGCTCGATGTGCCATAGATCCACAGCGACCACCGATCGTCGGTGGTGCTCCAGTTCAACCCGAGGTCGAGTGGGACCGGGGAGCCCAGGAAGTTCGGATGGTCATCGTCAGTCCCCATCGACAAGAAGAAGTTGACGTTGTCGGCGGTCCGGATGACGTTCGGGCTCACACCAGCCGTGGCGTATGACGTGGCACTGGTCCCGAAGAAGTCGTTCTCGGTATGGAACTGGAACCCTGTGGACACCCACCCCAACGCTGAGCCGGTGTAGACGAAGATCTCGTGAGGGAGGTTGTACCCCGGCGAACCAGCTGTCGCATCCTGACCACTCCGGGCATAGAACCGCTGGGAGGTGTACCGGTAATCGTTGGAGAAGCAGACATCACCGAGCCGGGGGGCATTGATGGCGTTCCGGTCAGCGATCGTGTTGCGAGAGACGTACACGTTGTTGCGAGCCAGTGGCCCACCCGACACGTTCTCGATCTTGTTGAAGCCGCCATAGCGGGCGACGTAGTCCGACCACGACTGGATCGCCACCGCCTGTCCGATGGGCCCCTTGGAGGAGGCACCGATGAACACGGCGATGGACTGTGATCCACCGATGTCGGTGGGAGGGTTGTTAAGGGGCGACTCCTCTAGGTAGACGCCCGGTGCTCGATAGGCAACGGTCATGGTTCGTAGCTCCTAAAGGGTGGATGTGTATTACAGGAAAACGATGAATACACGAATAGGTTCTACGAGCCAGACGGCGGCACAGTAAAATTACCAGCAGCAATATCATGCACATCATTCCATGCATGATTTGCTGGTTCTTTCATCAGATGACCTTCGGGGTCAACACTATTGCGATCGTACAGGTCAACGTGTAGACGCCTGACCTTGGCAATCTCGATGATCTGAGAACGTGGCACTTCAGCTTCCATCGAGATCGTGTAGATCTTCCGGAAGATTCGCTTGGTAGCTTCTGTGGTCTCCTGCGTGTCAGCGGTCGCCCACTCGACAAGCTCACACCGACGCCACGTGTTGTCGGCTGGGATCCCAATGAAGAAGTTCCTCGACGGGAAGAAGTCCACGATCATGCGAGCCGTGAGGGCCCTGTCGGTCTGAACATGGTTGGTCGAGACCGAGATCTGAAAGTACAGCTTGAACGGGAGGTAGTTCTCGATGATCCGACCGGTGGTGGAGGGGACGACCGGCATGGTGTTGGTCATCGACGGCTCGTACCAGTCGTGCCGGACTGAGCCGTCCACCCAGTTCTCGAAGTCGGAGCCCATCGCCCCGTAGTCCCACTCGCTGGTCCACCGGGAGTAATCCGGGGTGACCTGCAGCAGGTCAATCATGATATTGGGGAACCGGATATTGGTACGGGAATCAGGCCAGCGGAAGTAGACCGGGACTTCCTTGGTGACCACCTCACCTTTGCGATTCCGACCAGTCGGGACCAGATGACCCGAGAGGTAGGTCTTCAGAGCCGCTTCTTCAGCCAGCAGGAAACCGGTGTGGTCATCAAGATCAGCCTCGGTGAGGGAATCCCAGTCGGTGCTCACTGGAGGAATCCCTGGTTAGCGAAGCGATTCCGCAACACGACATCAGCAGCCGAGGAAGCAGCACGAGTGGCCGCATCAGTGAGCCGGAAGAGCGGAGCGGGTGGGTATTCATCGGTGCCGTACTCGGCAGCGAAGGCATCCGACACGAACATGGGTCCACGGATCCCGACCCAGAACCGGTCGTGCTCATCCCAGGTGTCGATGTAGTCAGAGAGCCCGATCCATCTAGGGCTGGACCGTGCGATGTCCTCGATCGCACTATGGGCTGCCACCTGTCCAGCACGTCCGGCTTCCATAGTTGCACCCTGATATGCCCGAACAAGGCGACCGAGGTCGTCAAGCATGAAGTTGGAAATCTCGAATCCAGACACGGAGACGAGTCCCTTCAGGACGAACTATGGGCGGATGAGTTACCAGTCACTCGACGGATAACAAGCTGACCCTACCACATCGTATTGTCCTGTGCAGGGGTTTGTACATACGAGTCGTATCGAAGGATCTGATAGGGAGTAATCATAACTTGAATCTGCTGAACAGTACCGATTTTGAAGCTATTCGTAAGATCATTAAACGTATTCGACGTATCCCTATGTTCGATAGCCATGTCAGGACCAACACCAATATACATGTATGTAGGAGCCTGACCTACCCCTACAGCAATACTTGTCGATATGGTGGAAAACCAAAAACTACCATTAGGTGTTGATGCGTTTACTGAACCCCAACGATTGTGATTGAACTTCGAAGCCCATCTACTATTAGCGACAAGATCAGCTGTCCACGTTGAACCAAAATTGCCGTTATTAAAACAAGTGATCAAACGATGATCAGGAGCAGCCGGCCCTTCTATCATCGTATCATTCGCATCAGCAAAATAGAGATGTGTATCTTGTGTGTTATTCGTAGCGGCCACAGAACCAAAGGTGGAGAAGAATACAAATACTGTATCGATTAACCAAGTTTGGTGATAACCAGCTAAAGCATAAGTAGACAGATCGTCTGGCATCTGAATACCAACACCTTGCATCTGAGCATGACCATCAGTTGGATTATCCCAAATGGAACCAGGACCCCAATAACCACGTGAATACACTTGAGCACTCGACCAACCATAATTCACGTCATTCTCAACAATACCACCATCAGTACCTGTAGAAGTCCAGTGATGCGGGCTGTTACCACCTCCACGTCCATAGGTTCCACTCTGGAAGTCCCACTGCTGCCGTGCCGCAGAATTCCAACCCCAGACTGGAGTCGATCCCAACACCTGATCGTGGCCGGTTTGATACTGAAGTGGAGAAGTCTGGGCGAAGAACCCACCAGCGATCGACCGCACCGCAAACTGATACTTCGTATCTTGGTTCACGGTCGCTGTATAGGACAGCGTCGTCGGTGAGACCAACGTCGTCACAGGAGACCCCGAAGTTGACCCGTCAGCATTACAAGCCTGCACGGACACTCGATAATTGGTCAGACCATAACTAACCGCTGGGGGATCCCATGCCAGAGACACCGACGTGTGGCTACTCGCCGCCGAAGTAACCCGGAGGTTTTGGGGTGGGGTGATCGGCGGCGAGTAGCCTGCCGAACTCCATACCCCGGCGTTGTGAACCGATGCAGCCAACGCCAACTTCCACTGCCCACCTGTGCGGATCCAGATCTGATCCGTGTCCTTGACGTTGACCCACGCCCCGCCACTACGGATCCAGACCTGCTGAGCAGCCATCAGGAAACTTGGAACCAGATCGTGCCGTCAGGAGCAACCGTCCCACCGGGGGCGGTGTTACTTACCATCCAGCCAGCAATGGGGGCAGTGTTGCCTGCGATGGTGAGACGAATCGCACCCCCGGTAGGAACTTGGAGATCGACGTTAGCCCCCGAAACTGCTGGAGCTGAAGAGTTGATCGTGATGGCAGCCCCGGCATTAGAACTTCGAGTCAAACCGGTACTACCCAACTGGTAACCGGATACGGTCGCCAGTGATAGCCCTGTCAGCACCCCTGTCGAGGAGGTCAGTCCTCCTGCACCCACCCCCACCGGCGTGGTCGGGTTATTCACACTGAGATTGGTGGTGGTCAATGTTGATGTGATGTTGATGGCCGCAGAGAAGGTGACCGCTGAAGAAAAGGTAGCCGATGACGACACGTTGAGGCGGTTCACGGTGAGACCAGCACCAGCGGAGATACTCACCTGCCCCGAGTTGTTGGTCTGGATGAGGCCCTGGTTGCCTGTCTGTGTCTCCAGCAGGATGCCGTTGGCATCAATCTTCACCTTCGGGGCAGCGTCCGTCCCAGCCACAGCGAGGCGGGTATCCACGAAGACCCCATCGGTGTAGAACCGGAGGCCTCCCGCACTACTGCCAGACAGCTGGATCTGGAAGTTGCTAGCGGGGGTGTCGGTGATGTTCAGCTGCGGGGAGTGGAGGACGGTGGACCATCCGGACGTTGCAGTCGAGGTGTTGACCGCCAGAGTCTTTGACGACGCCACGTAAGAGAGACTCCCCGGGCCGTACGCATCGCCACCTGCCGCTGTACGTGCCGTGCTATTGGCCCAACGCAGGATGGTTCGTTGCTGGAGGAAGTCAGCATCTTCTTCTCGCCAGTTGTCCTCATCGTTGACCCACGCAACCGGCCCATAGCCGTCGGTGGGGATGGTCGCTCCCGGCATGGCGACTCCTAGGTGTAGGTCTGGTCAGCGGGGAAGAAATCGAAGACCTCTTCATCTGATGGAATCATTTCAATCCCAGATACACCGATAATGACATCAAGTCCCTGTAGCCGTCCACGAATCTGGAAATTAGACACAGAGTAGTACCGGCCGTCGTAGAAGATCACGTCATTGATGCGCTCATCGAGCCATGGTGGATTGGGCCGTCCGACCTGGCCAGGAGGAGGGATCTCAGGGTCCCAGATCCGGCGACCATGTGCCTCGGTGGTAACCACCCCACACTCGGCCATCATCTTGACCGATACCGAGAACCGGATCCGCTGGGTGGACCGACGACCCTCCGGACGGCTCTGCTCAGGATCCTCGATCTGATCCACCCACTCCACTGGCATCCGCACACCTGGGTAGAACTTGGCCCCACCCTCGTCGTAGATGTCGTCGTAGCGAGAGTTGATGGGGTCGAAACGGAACCACACCACCGTTTCCCCCACGACACGCTGGTAACGAGCGAACTCCCGCCAGACATGCCGGGCCTCCCGGCGCATGTCGATCTTCATCCGCCACTCGTTCCGAGCGTCTCCCATCCAGTGAGACCCCAGTCGCCCATTGACCCAGCATCCCCCGACGGATCGGTCTGATCATCAGGGGAAATGGGCGGAATCGGTGGGAAAACCCGCATCGGGGGCCGAGGATCATCGATCTCCTGCTCCTCGAAGAGCGGCACCAGCCGGTTGGTCATACGGGACACACGCCGCAGGGTCCGCATCGAGATCCGGTCCAGACCCACGTTGAGATTGGCGCAGTCTTCCTCGTACTGCTTATCCCACATCTGATACATGCTTTGAACCTGCGTGTACCGCTGATGGGCCGGGATGCTCATGCCCTCCGGCGAGGACACATCGATCTGGGTCGAGAACTCCGAGAGCAACGACATCAGACCCAGCACGACCGTGCCCTTGGCCATCACGTCCTTCTCCACCTGGGAGATGTCACTGAAATCGTTGACGGAGGTCTCCCGCTCGAACAGCTGGTCGTGGACCACGAATTCGGCATAGAAGTTCAGGTCCTCAGGGAGGAACCACTCGTAGTAGAAGCCCTGGATCTGGAGACCCGACGTGTAGGCACTACGATCCGGGAACTGCACCACCCCACTGCGGTTGTTGAGGTTGTAGCTCCCCGATGGGACCTCAGTGTCATTGGCGATATCCCACACGTCCACGGTGACCACAAGAGGATGGGGAAGTTCAACGGTCTTACGAACATTGGCCGGAATGTTCAGGGAGAAAAACGCTGGGAAGTCACGCAACAGCTGCCGAGCAGCGTTGGCGATCGTGGCCACATCAGGAGCAGGGAAGTCATCAGCCATGGCTACACCGGGGTCATCGTGTACTGGTCCAGCACGGCACAGTTGCCCCGCACCCACGTGTTGATCAAATCGAAGACCGACACCGTCTCAGCTGGAGGGACTGGTGGGACGGGGTGGGCCGACTCCAGATCCCACCGGTAGGTCTTCGCCGGGCGGATCATGTTCGACATGCTGGCGTCGAGGTTGAGGGTCACCATCGTGCCCAACCGGTCCGGATCCCACTCGGACGTACAATAGAAGGCCCCCACCAAGGAGTACTTCTCCCACCAAACCCAGTTGGGCCAGGTCCCGTACCAAGGCACCCAGCCGTTGTGATACCGGATCGTAGAGACATAGGTGTTACGGATCTCGGAGAACCACACCCGCTGCTGCCACGGCACCGGCAAGGTGTTGGTCTTGAAGGGGTGAGTCGGATCCGGGTCCGCAATGGGCTCACCCGTGGAGTCCGTCGGTCGTTCCATCGTGTAGCAGATGCCCGGGAAGAAGAACGACAGGTTATGGACTGAGTCACCAGCAATGAAGGAGATGTCCTGATTGATGGTCATCCCCGGCTGCACGGCATGGACGATGCCAGAATGAACCTTGGTCCACTGAGCCTCCTGGCTCGTCGTCTGCAGAAACTGCTCCGAGAAGACATTGCTGAAGGCATTGCCGGTGGCATTCCAGTACACGTCCTGCGTCTCGACATCGACATAGAAGGTGCCGACCGGGAAGGTCGATGGTGTCGGAGGTCCGGAGCCGAATTCGAAGAGACCAGGGTCAGCTGGTCCACCGTCCAAGATGGCCTGAATCTGAGGCGGATATGCCATATCGATACTCTACGTTTGCTGCTGGTAGGGATCGAAGACGATGATCTGCGCCGGGTGACTTGCTCCGATCATGATCGGGCTGTTCGGGTTCGGTAGATCCGGACCCACATCCCATCCCGGTGGAGGACCCACTGAAGTGTCATCGAGGGGCATGGGCTGAATGGCTCCCGGTTCCAGACTGTCAGTGACACCCAGCTGGATGGCGGTGGAGTCGGCAGCAGGGAACTCGGTGGGCATGTCAGACCTTCACGTAGAACTTGACTCCGAGGGACGACGGTGTGATGTCGAGTGGTTGACCGAGGCCCACGATGTTCTCGGTGGGCATCTGATGGGTGTGCCCACCCGTCACGTCGATGGTGACCGTGTGGGTGTGGTTGTCCTGGCCGACCGCATGGGAGTGGGCTGAGCCGTCCGTGGAGATGGTGATCCCGGTGGCGGCGTAGTCGGTGGCTGCAGCCACATCAACCGTCCACGTGTGGGAGGCATCATTGAAGGGCCCGTCCAACTTGTTGTTCCCGCCCCAGACCACCCCGATGAAATACTGGGCGTACTGATCGGTCCCCACATGATGATGCTTCGGGTCGTTGACCAGATGGGAGTGGACCCCAGATCCCGAGATGTCGTGGGTGTGAGATCCACCAGCGATCGAGCCACTATGGCTATGGATGCCCCCGATGGCGGTCTGGGAGCTACTGAAATGGCTATGCGGGGGCAGATTCTGCGTGGTGATGGACTTCAGGTTGGAGCCCCGCACCGAGCCCATCGTCCCGTCTGACCGCTGAAGTGGGACCGCCCCGTTGGCGTTCGGGAACGTCATGGTGGTGCCGCCGAAGTTGGGATCAGCATCGCACCAGTCGATGAAGGGATGCACTCCCTGAGCCGCCAGGGTCCAGAGACGAGCCACCGCAGCTGCGGCATGGGTGCTGCCATCGAGAGGGAGATACCCATTCAGGTATCGATGTCCCGGAGGCAACAGACTGGAGAGCACCGTCCCTGGTGGAACCCCGGTGACCGGATCATCTCCGACGGCAACGTCACCCAGGAGCTTGGCCCACCCACTGTCGGTCTTGAACCAGATGGCACCACCCGAATCCTCTTGGATCCAGATATCGGTGGTCACACCCTGTGGTCCGGTCGGAGCCCCGAATCCCCTATCGAAGTTGGAGGACGAGAGGGTACCTTCGGCACGCATGTTGCCGAGCGCCCGAACCGTCTGGCCAGTGATGCCGTTCCCCACGGTAAATGAGTCACTGACTGACAAGGTCCGGGCGCTCGAACGGTAGAGGGTCACGTCCTGCCATGTGGTACGACCATCACCTTGAATGGTGAATGGGGTATCACCCGACCCACGAGTGTTGATGACGATGATGTCCTCATCGGCAACCGAGGTCGACAGCGAGGCTGGCAACAGCACTCGCTTGTCCACGAGGTAGTTGTTGTTCAGGCTGGTCACTCCAGCTGGCACCCAAAGGAGATACAGCAACACCTGCTGATCACTGATGTCCGGGGTGACCGGGTCAGTGGCAGGTGTGCCCTCCACCAGACGGAGGGAACCAACCGTGTCGTCCCAGATCAGGACATCGAAGCGATCCAGAGAAGCAGGAGCCAGGAGCGGCAACGCCGCTGTCGTCGGCAGGTACCGAACATTCGAGTTGACCAAGACGATGTTGGAGGTCTCGGTCAGGATGATGTTCGAACCGACGATGGAGGCTGAGCATCCCGCCACCACGCCGTATCGGGCATTCGAGAGGGCAAGGAAATCTTGGAGATCTGGCTCAGCGAGTCGGTATCCCTTGAGGATCGTGGGGGCAATCTGACTGGCGTCGAGGACGCCGAGGCCGTTCTTGGAAGCCATGTCACTCTCCCAACGAGGCCAGTTCAACCGCCCTCGGGTAGATGGGCCAGTAACCATCTGACTTCGGGCCGTAGACCTGCACCTCAGTGGCACTCACCAGGCCGAGGGCGTAGTAGTCACCCTCATTCCCCACAGCGTTGGAATCCCCAGCCGGTTGGGTTCCGAAGTAAATCTGCGGACCCAAGGCTGCCCATCCACTCGTTCCCACCAGCACCAGCACGTCATTCGGGACATAGTCGTCCACTACTGGAGTAAAGCCGTAGGCGCCAGCTGGGATCCCTGAAGGGAAGGTCACAGAATCCGGTGCCCGATACAGGGTTTCGAAGGGCACCAACGAGAACAGAGCACTGGTGGAACTCACCGACCCGTACTGCCCACCACGGATCTCAGTAGTAGCTGGAACGAGAGGATCGGCCTTGATCGACATCACCCAGCTGTCGATGGTGAATCCGGTATCAGAGTCGCCGGTCACGAACTGCCGTGTGACACTGATCTTCGAGCCCGACGTGATGGTGAACATCGAAGTGGCAGAGACCACGCTGGCGTTGGGCTCACCCGTCACCTTGGTCTCCACCGACACGAACGTGGAGAAGAGGGGTTCCTTCACGTTCTCCAGGGCATTGATGTGGGATCCATTCAGCTGAATCACCGCATTGGCCCCGTTGGTCTGGGAGAAGGCCGCATCCAACGAGAAAGTCACCAGCATTGGATTGTTGCCGTTGTAGACCACCGCACCGGTCGAATCGAGGGCGAAACCGTTCCCGATGACCTTCTTGTTGGCAGCCTGGTCCGGCAGGTTGACCGGCACCTCCGTGGCCCCAGCCCACAAGGGAGCCACACCCGACACGTAGTCGACCACGGCCACTTGGAAGTACCGGGGAACCCCCGACTTCCAGATGGCCCGCACATCGTTGGGACCGATCAGACCCACACCACTATCGGGGAGGCCATCCACTACAGCTGGGAAGGAGAGCACCTCCGGGTCGGTGACGCTGTAGTCCGACATGATTAGCTCACCACGACAGTGAAGTAGACGGTCCCCTTCGTCAGTTGGGCATCATTGGTGGAAGTCTCGATGCGCCCACCGTAACGACCAGCATTGGCATAGGTATGGGTCGGAGTTGAAGTCGCCCCCACACCCTGATTCACCGTGGGGGAGGCGGACGGCCCCGACGAACCACCATCGCCCCAGTAGATCGTGTAGGTGATACCACCGGAAGTCGAGGGAGAGGCGTTGGAGTTGGTCGCCACGAAGGTGAAGGTCAGGGGTGACCCGTGTGCGACGGTCAGGCTGGCGGCGGGGATCGTGACCTGCGCCTCACGGTCAGCAGGCTGGATGATCACAATGCTCATGGTTCTCCTACCGGAGCTTGTCGATCCTCACCAGTTCTTCTGCGATGTAGTCCGGCACCACGTACCGCTGATGGGCAGCCAGGTTGTAGACCTCGGTGCGACCTGCACCAGTCCACGACATCTGTTCGACGGGCTCGGGGCCCATCCGGATCTGCACCATCCTCGTTGTGGGGGTCGGCATCGGGACGTAGACAGGCTGAGGGTCGATCTCGATCTCGGGCATGTCCGGGATCTCGGGCAGTTCATGCTCTTGCCCCCCACTGAACACCGATCCGAGGGTGCCGATGCGCTCGGCATCCTCAGGAGTGGGGTCCACCTGTGCGGGGACGGCATTGGGGTCTTTGCTCGGTGGCACGATGTAGATCTCCTGTGACTGATATGGCTATGGGGGCCGAAGCCCCCCAGGATCAAGCGTTGGTACGAACCTTCACCACGGCCGAGTCAGTGATCAACCCGAAGCCCCAGATCGAGTACCAGGCCAGCGCATGCTCACGACCGAAGTCCAAGACGCCACCGTCACGAAGCTCGACGGGGAGGGAGATCGCATGCCCGAAGGCGTTGTCGCCCAACATGATCGCCTCGAAGACATCAGCGTTCCCGAGAGAAGCGCCGTATGCCGACGGGTACGGGTAGGGCCACTGCTGGTCCCATCCAGGGGTACCCGAGAGACCCGGACCAGCTGATGCCGCAAGAGCAGAGGCGAAATCAGCAGGCTGGGTGGACACACCCGAGGTGGAGTTCAACTCGGTACCGGACAAGGCGGACGGCCCGTTGGTACGCCAGTCGAGGTTCGACCCATCGCTGAACCGCTCCAAGTAGTTCGGGTTCGGGGAAGGATCGGTGCTCAACGTCGGCACCTGTGTGGTCTCGATGAAGACCACGTCGTAGAGACGACCGATCTCACCGAGCATGAAGTTGCCGGGAGCCGCATACTTCGTGACTTCGATGAACTCCGGGGTATCCCTCAACTGCCGGGACTGGGCCGGGTGGATGAACATCACGTAGGTCTCACCCATGCGTGGGATGTTCTTGGAAGCCAGCTGAAGCACCGCATCCTTCACGGCTGCAGGAGTCAAGTAGTAGCCATTCCCCGCCGTGGTGACACCAGTCAGCTGAGACGATGCCGACGCCTGGGTGCCGTGGTTGTAGATGCCGTACTGGCCGGTCACCGAGCCCGGGGGCTGATAGCCCCACACGATGGAAGCAGCTGACTGGAGGGTCTCCTTGGCCTGCTGGTCCATGTACATGGCCATGTTGCGACCGAGGAGACGGGAGGCCGAGGCCATGATGTCATCGAAGGAGGCGTTGAGCAGTAGCTCCGACACCGCCACAGCAAAGCCCTGTTCGGCCACGGTGATCTTGTACTGCTGAGCCGTGATCCCGTAGGTCTTCATGCGGATGCCTTCTGCCAGGGGGCCATCAGGGATCGGCAGGTTGTTGTACCGCATGAAGTTGACGGTCAGACCCGGCTGCACGCCAAGTTCTGTCTTCTTGACAGCAAACTGTTCAAACCTAAGAACAGGCATGGCCTGAAACAAGATCTCCTTCGACCAGATGGTCTGGATCGCAGGATTGAGCATCGTGGAGCCAATGGTGGCTCCCTGCCCGTAGCCAGCCACATTGGCTGCCACCGTCGCAGCGGCTGGAGCCTCACCGGCATACGCAGACCCGGCGAGGTTCGGAGCCCCTGACTGGAGTCGACCGGTACCGGTGATACCGGATCCGGCAGGAAGCTGGAAAGCCATTGTTCCTCCTCAGTGGAACATTGTCAGGTTTTGTTGTCAGTACCCCCGGTACTGCAAACTTGCATCCCTTTGTAGGCTTTCCCGGTACTTTGCATAGTCTTCCATTGACATTTTACGAATGTCCTCAGGACTGAACGATCGTTGTGCCGATTCTTGTTCCAATGGCCCGTTGGGGGGTGAGGTGATACCTACCCCTCGTATCTGTTGTGGTTGAAGCAGCTGTTGGTTGGACAGTTGCTCTACCGCTTCCGCAAAGATAGCAGAAGTCTTCTCCCGAAGAACAGCAATCGATGTCTCGATTTCTTCCTCGGTTGAACCTGTCACCAAATCACGTAGTTCCGGCATGATGGAATCGCCTTCTTGCTCGATGCGATTTCGGCGGTACTCCTGAACTGCGTTGTAGCGACGTTCTTGTTCGAGCACGGCCCGTTCACGGTCACGCTCTTCTTCCATGTCATGGAAACGTTGCTGCCACTCAGCATCACGGCGGTCAAGGAGTTGGCGCAGTTCCATCTGCTCCTCCTCCTTGGTCTTCCGCTCAGCCTCGGCCTCGGCGAGTGCCGCCTGGGCCGCTGCCTCACGTTCCTCACGTTCCTTCTGGAAGTCCCCCATCTGCTCCTTGAGCCGATCGATGGTGGGATACAACTTGTCCTTCTCCTCCTTGCGGACCCGCTCGATGGCGGCTTCCAGATCAGCCTGGGTGAAGAAGGTGGTTCCTGGCGGGTAGCCAGGAGGGGCGATCGTTGCATGCTCCTGTTGGACATTCCCGTTGGCGAAGATGGCCGGATCGGGTGGTGGGGCCTGTGGATCGACCCCTTGAAGGAAACCGTCCCCGGTCTCCGTGATTCCTGTGTCGCTCATGGGTTCCTCGATGAAGTTCTCTGATGAATTGCTACAGAGGCTTCCGGCCCGACAACACGATATTTCTAGACATTACTACTCGTCTGTCTCATCAAAGTCCATCCGCTCGGGTGGAAGCGGCTGATATGCCCGATACATGAGTTCATTGGCAAGATTCGGGTCAACCTGTGGTGCCATACCAGTTGGGTTGCCTTCGGCATCCGTCTGCTGGGTACCGGGAATGATGAGAGGCTGACCATCCGGTGTCATACCGGTGGCCTGCATGGTGAACTGACCAGCCTGTGCCTTGATGAGATCAAGGGAAGCCTGCATCTTCGTATCTTCCATCTGCTCTTCGAAGATCTGCTGCAGCTTCTGCTCGGGGAACTGCTCCCCGAGATCCCGCATGGCACCAGCCCGGGACTCCAGACCGAGCGCCATCTTGGCCTGCACCTCGTTGATCTTGAAGAGGATGTCGACAGGGAGAGGATCAGGCCAGTTCACCGAAGTCCGGTACGTGACCGGATCCATCGGATCAAGAGCCAGATACTGATCAGGCTGAGGCTGAATAGAAGAATTGAGCGGATTGAACTTGAGCCATTCCGGTTCAAAGAGGGCGGCGTACTTAATGATGAGTTCATTGATCCTCTTGAAGAGCGGTGTGTAGAGCACCTTCTTCTGCTGGTGCTTCTGCATGATGGGTTGATACTGCATATGCAGTGCCACACCAGAGGTGTTGGAGATCGGCTGCATCGTGCCCAGAGCCTGGGCTGGCACACCAGTGAGTTCGTGCATGCTCTGCTTCAGGAACTCCATGAAACCAAGAGGGCCTTGCAAGTTGGTATCCAGCTGGAGGTTCTCGATCCGGGCATCCTTGTTGCCGATCGACCAGATCTTACGGGGGCCCTTCTCCAGATTGGAGGCCTTCCCACCCACGATCACCGTGACCGGTGCAGCGTGGTAGTTGATGATGTCGGAGATCTCGGTGGCCTTCTCGTTGAACTCCCGGTTCAGGGGCACAATCTCTTGGATGTCAGCCAGGCCCCACGGGCTGGAGGCCACCATGATATTGGGGCAGTAGGCTACCGGGATCGTGCCCAGCATGTTGGGCCGCTCATCGAGAAGCTCGTCATTGATGTATTCCCTGATTAGCTGCTCGGTGATCACCTCGACGTAGGTGTTGATCGACCGAGTGCCATCAGCGGCGGTGCCCCAGAACTTGTACTTCAACTTGAACTCGACCATCCGGGTCTTGTCATGAGGGTGCCAGGTCGGGAAGCAGAAGGCCGGGTTGAGTGGCAAGATCCTGATCTTGCCGGGTACTGGTATCCCATTCGGGTCCTGAAAGGGCTCCTCATAGGCGATCTTGACGAAGACATCCCCCGAGACAGTGCCGTACTGCCCGATCTCATAGAGAACCGACTGCCGAATGTTGTCCTCGTCCCAGACCTTCTTCAGGAGATACGGGATGATGGCTCCAGTGGCCTCGGGACAGTGGAAGTTGATCCCCTTCCCGAAGTTGAAGTTGATGATGTAGTCACCGAAGGCACGGCAGTAGTTGAAGACGAGGTTGTTGTCTCCAATCTCTCTCCGATATGCGTAGTGGTGGCCGAGATACCACGCCCAGTTGGATGCATACCGGTTCAGGCGAGGACCATGTACCTCGAACTCCTCATCAGCAAGCTCCACCAACCCCAGAGGGCTGATGGCGACCGTGAGGTCAGACGCTGCCGCTCGATAGGAGGGCGGGTAGAAATCGATCCCAGCCATGATTTACTTCTTGCCGGACTTCCCCAGGACCTTGTTGGCCTTGGCATCAATCTGCTTCTTCTGGGAGGCCGAGATGTTCCCCTTCTTCAACTCCTGAGAGGCTCGGGCCTTGGCATTGGCGGCATGCGACCTGTCAGGCATGGGGTACTTGCGTTCCCCTGGAAGACCGAAGGTGCTCTTCTTCAGGTTCCCCCGCTTCTTGGCTGACAATTCTGCCATCTCGTATCTCTCCTTAGAGTGTGTTACGCTGGCCTGATGCCGGTGACGATGAGCGATGAAGACTTCGAGTACGTCCGGGAGACGATGGCGCTCGCTGTCTCCGAGTTCAACGAGGACGAAGCCCTCGAACTGATCCTCCGGGAGCACAAGAGCCACGAGATCTTGGAGGGATACATCATTGGTACGGTTGACCCTTCCGGTGAGGCCCCACCTTCCGAGGCTTCCCCGACTTCGTAGGCGCTGACATCTCGATGTCCTTGGCCCGCTCCCAGGTGGTGGCCTGGATACCCGATGGTGCTGAGCCCTTGAATCGAGGGTCGATAGCCCCTAAGACCGAATGGGCACCCTTGTAGACGGACTCATAGTCCTCGTACCGAGTCGGCCCCCGCCTCGCACCAGCCGTGTCAATGCCCCGCTTCACCTTCTGAGGCATCATCGAGTTGGCCACGATGTCATGGGCTCGATAATCGATGGTCACGTGCTCATGAGAACCGGGCTCATGAATGTTGGAGGCGAACGAACT